GGCGGATCAGATTCTCGTAGTTCTACTACAGCAGCAGGATCTGGCGGAGGCTGGGGCGCAGCTGGAGGAAACGGCGGTGGCGGTACCGGTGGCGCCGGTGGTGCTGCTATAAGTGGAACTTTTACTCAAGGAACATGGACAGGAACAGTTTATGGAAGCGTCTAAGAGGTAAAAACAGATGTTAGGATTTATTCCTCCAGCGGCAGCACCTTCAGCTCAGGATCAACCTGGCATCGAAGCTTCTTTAGAAAAAACGCTGGCATTTACATTAGAATCTGAAGGTCTCAAAGAAATTTGGGGGCAGATGAATGCTACCCTCTCGTTCGAGACAACTCAGCCTACCACTGGTGAAGTAGATATTGCAGGTACTGTTACTTATCCTGAAGGTGAGGTTGGGTTCTCATTAAGTGCTGAAGGCGATGTAAAGATTATAGCAGAATCATTCGGCGCAGTTGTATATCCAATCACACCTACTTTACAATCATCAGCAATCAATATTATAGACGGCCAGCTTAACAGCAGCCTTGACTTTGATCTTTATGCGGAATCTAAGAAACGTGTTGGTAATTTTGTAGGCACAGTAGACTACACGGCCAACTCTGTCGGCCAGGTAATTATTGCTGGTGTTGCTAATAATCTTCTTAGTTTCTCTTCAGATGATACTGAAGGTGATGTTATTGTCGAAGCCGAAGCAGTCCCAGCAGGAACCATTACATTTGGAGTTGCTGCATCTGCAGAAGTTCTTGTTAGCGCAATATCTCAATCGACCCCATCTCCAAATTCTGTCACTACTGAATTTACAGCATCTTCTACAGGTGAAGTTGTTGTTAAAGGCGTTGGTGATGTAACATTTAACGTTACTACAAATAATAATACTGAAGGTGATGTTCTAGTAACTGATACGGCATCTGTATCTTCGTTTGGATTTACTCTTGATGGTGAAGGTGATGTAATCGTTACAGGTGCAGCAGCGGGCACATTTAATATTACAAATGAATTCGCGGGCAGACATGTTTATCCTCAGTTCCCTGAAGCTAATAATGTAATCTCATTTACAGTAGCTTCAACAGGTCTACTATCAAACCGTGGTAGATTAAATCTTTCATACTCATTTGATTTTTCAGGTAGACTTGCCCAGTTTAGTGATGGTGAAGGAGCCGGTACTATTGGATTTACCTTTAAAGGTAAGGGTGTTAATGTTACAGAACACATATACAGTAGAGACGGCGTAAACGGTTTGTCATTTATTGGAAACGGATACAACGGTGTTATCATAAATCATCCTGATAACGGTGTTAAATTGTTAGCCAATGGCACTACTGATGTAAAACTACTACGTTAGTAGTTTAATAAATAAAAGTAAAATACTCGGAGAAAAGCGCAATGGCGGCTACTTTTTACATAAAGCAGAATGATACGGCACCATCGATTGAAGCTGTCCTAACCGACTCAAACGGTAGAGCTAGATCACTTGCAACAGCGTCTGCAGTTAGATTTCATATGAAAAGAGAAAATGGCACTGCTGTGATATCATCAGGAGCCGGCTCTATCGTGAACGCTTCAAAAGGAATTGTAAAGTATGAATGGCAGTCCGGTGATACAGCAAATGTTGGTTCACATACTGCAGAGTTTGAAATTGAGTATTCAAACGGGCAGATCGAAACATTTCCCAACTCAAGCTATATCAAGATAATTGTTAAAGGCGAGTTGGCGTAAGGGGATTAAATATGGCACAGCCAACATCAAGAGAAGAATTCACAGAATATGTCCTAAGAAAAATTGGTGCGCCGGTCATTCAAATTAACGTATCTGATGAACAGGTAGAAGATAGAATCGACGAGGCTATTTCTTTTTGGAGAGATTACCATTACAATGGAAGCCAATTAGTTTATCTTAAGCACCAGATTACTCAAGAAGACAAAGACAACGGATATATTACACTACCTCAGAAATTGCTGGGTATTCAGAAGGTATTTGATCTTGGATCATCTATTTCTTCTGGCACAGGCATGTTCAATGTTAATTATCAGTTTGTACTTAATAACGTAAGAGACATTACTGGATACGACGTTTCATCATATTACATGACTATGTCTCACATTGAATTTATGGCTGAAATTCTAGTAGGTAGACCTCTTATTAGATACAATAAACATGTAAACAGATTGTATATTGATGCAGATGCAAGTAGAACTGCTGTAGGAAACTATATTATTATCGAAGCTTACGACGTAATAGATGAAGATTTCTATGAAGAAGTCTGGTCAGATCGTTGGCTACAAAACTATTCTGCTGTTCTTGTAAGAGAGCAATGGGGTTTGAATCTTACTAAATTTAATAACATGCAACTTGTTGGTGGTGTTTCATTTAATGGAGAGCAAATTCTAGCGGAGGCACGAGAAGAAAGAAGAGCGATGGAAGAAGATGCTATTTCCTCGCTTCAACCACTAACGTACAACTTTATTGGATAAATCATGGCCACCAATGTTTTCTTCAGAAACTACGATAACTTCAACGAACAGAACTTAATCGACGATCTGGTGATCGAATCGATTCAGATCTATGGTCTTGATGTTATCTATGTTACGAGATCTATCCAAGGTGAGGATAGTATCTTTAATGAAGACGATATGCCGCTGTATGATGAAACATTTAACTTTGAAGCTTATGTTAAAAATGTTGATGGATTTGAAGGCGAAGGAGACTTCCTATCTAAGTTTGGTCTTGAGATTAGAGATTCTGTCACCTTTACTGTTGCAATTCGCACATTTGAAAGATTTGTTACTAAAGAAGATCAAAATAAAGTACGACCTCTTGAAGGTGATATCATATTCTTCCCACTTAATCAGAAGATGTATGAGATCAAATATGTTGAGCACGAGAGTGTATTCTATCAATCTGGCGCATTACAAGTATACGACCTACGTTGTGAATTAATCGAAGCATCAGGTCAAAGATTCGACACGGGTATTCCTGATATTGATGAATACTTTACACTTAATAATATGGATGTTACAACAGCCTCTAGATCTACTCTTACAGCCGTTTCCAATACATCAAACTCATTCGCTGATAACCTATTCATTGAACAGGCTGCAGACGATATTCTAGACTTCTCTGAAACAGACCCGTTCAGTGAAGTACTTGATATTCAGGATTCATAACTATGGCAATAGCAAATTACTTCTATAATCAAACAACAAGAAAATATGTTGCCCTGTTTGGTACGCTCTTTAATCAGTTAAAGATTAAACGAACAACCAATGATGGAACCGTATCACAAGATATTATTGTACCTCTTTCCTATGCTCCATTCCAGAAAGTATTGGCAAGAGTACAGCAGGATGCAAACCTTCTTAATAGTAGAAGAGCTGCGATTCAATTGCCTCGCATGTCTTTTGAAATTACAAATATGTTCTACGATCCCGCTCGTAAGATCAGCACTACAAGAAAAGTCTATACGACAACTGCAGAAGATAATGAAGATAATAGAAACATTCTTTATTCTCCGGTTCCATATAATTTAGACTTCTCTTTGTATATCATGACAAAGTATTCAGAAGACGCCACAAAGCTTCTTGAGCAAATTATTCCATTCTTTACACCAGATTGGACCGTAACTGCAAGAATGATGGATGATATTGATCCAATTGATATTCCCGTCGTTCTAAATGGCATTACAGTAGAAGAACTATATGAAGGTGACTTTGAAACCCGTCAATCTGTTCTTCATACTCTTTCTTTTACTCTTAAAGGTTGGTACTTCGGGCCAATCAAAGAGAAGAAAGTTATTAAATTTGTTGAAGCTAATCTATCTTCTGATACTGCTACAAATGCAGCGTTCCAAGAACAAGTGCAAGTATATCCAGGCTTGAGTCCTGATGGAAATCCAGTTACACAACCAGTGGCTACTGCTAGCGCTATTGCATCAATTGCAAACGGAGGAGTTTCTAGCGTTTCAGTTGTAAGTGATGGTGAAGGCTATGATGCTAATAACGTTCCGGGAGTTACAATCACTCCTCCTTCTATCGTAACCGCAACAGCATCTGCAACAGTTACAAATGAGCTTATTACTTCTATTGACTTAACTAATAGTGGTGGATATTATTCAACCGTTCCAAATGTTTCTATTTCAAATCCAGATGGGCCTGCTCAGCTACCAGAAGCTACTGCTAACGTAACGGCTGGGGTTGTTGATTCAATTACGCTTACTGAAGGCGGTAGATATTATTCTTTGCCTCCAACGGTTACTATTGCTCCACCTCCATCTAACTCTTCAGTATTTAAGTTCGGCGATGATGCATTGGCTCACAACAATGTTACTTCTAAAACTGATCTAGGTTATCCCGCAACTGATATTGATACAGGTACTGGAGATGGTTTTAGTCTTGAATTCTGGTATTATCCAACGGCAACACCTACTGCAGATACTGTTATTCTATGGGGTGATAGATGGAAAGTGTGGTATAGCCCTACAGCGGTCTATTACTCTTTCGGCCCTAACAATATATCATTGAACATTAGTTTTGTACCCAATGATTGGAATTTTGTAAGAATTGAACACGTCGGTGTTCAGGCTAGAATTTCTGTTAATGGAACAGTAAGCAATCTACAAAGTCCAGGTGGCGGATCTATTAATAGAACTTTCCAACTTATTAGAGTTGGAGCAGACGATCCTGTAACTTCAATTGCTGGAACTAGCGTAAAAGATGGGTTTATTGGTTCTATAGATAATATAGCATTTAACGAAATTACTGTTATCACTCCTAACACTGCTATACCGACTGTAGCATCAACAGGTGATTTTTTAACATCCAACTTTGACAAAAATATAGCAACCGCGAATGCTCAAGTTATAGCGGGCGAAGTTGTGGCGATTAATCTTACTAATGGTGGATCTAATTATAGTTCTGCTCCAGCCATATCATTCAGTGCAGCAACAGGAAACCCAAGTGATTATGCTGCTACCGCAACTGCTACTATTAACAACGGTTTGGTTGACAGCATAACTGTTACTGATCCTGGTAAGTTTTATGTGAATCCAGTAATTACTATAGATCCTCCAACATCTAATACTGCTACAGCGACTGCTGCTGTCGATGTTAACGGAAATATAAGTAGTATTACAATAACAAATGCTGGTAAGGGTTACCTTACTGTTCCATCAGTTACGGTTGACGCTCCAGCAAACAACACTATTTGGTATCAA